CCTCGACGCACTTGCGCAAGATAGAGATCATCGTGGCGATATCGTTGTTCGCGGTCTGGAGTTTGACCAGGTCGCCGATCGTGAGCTTGTTGTCGTCGATGGTGTACTGCATGTGGGGATGCTCCTATAAAAAGTTGGGTGGGGCTAGAAGTTGGCACGCGGTCACGCCCCACCATGACCGCACGCCCGAATTATGCGACGTCCGTGTAGGTGATGCCAGGGCATCGAACCGTAAACGACGCCATGATTGCGTCAGCGCTCGACGAGTCGATTGCTGGATAGTCGATGGATGTGATGTAGCCGGTTGCGTTCGTCTCGATCGTGTTCGCGCCAGATGCGGCACCCTTGGGGAGCCACTTGACCTGGACTGCGCTCTTCGCTGCGAATGCGGCACTCACGATCATGAATGCTTCGGTCGTGGTCACCTCTGTGTACAAGATGTTGACGGTCACGTCAACCGGTTCGAACTTGCCCAAGAGAATGATAGCGGCGGACCCGTCGAGGGTGTAGGTGTCACTGTTCGCGACGGTTGCGGTCGCTGCGTCGATGCTTTGGGTCGACCCGCTGATATCGACGTACGATCCGCTGGCGACCTTGACCGATACGGTCGATGCAATGCCGTTGATTGCTGCGGTTGTCTGTGCCATGGTGTGTTCTCCTATTGGACGATTTCTTTGATGACGTGCGTCACGACGACCGCGTCAAAATACGTTCCGGACTGTGCTGGCCACTCAACAACACGCGACGCGAACTGCGTATCATCCAGCGACCAGGTAGTCGACCGCAGACCCCGCATCACGTCGGTATACGTTGCCATGTATTGTTCCATCCCGAACGCGACATCCCGCAGACCCATTCCAAGACCCGCGGGTCGGATGAGTGCGAGATCGGTGACGGACCACAGTGCAGTCAGGAGCGGGCTAGAGGTCATACTCATCGGCTTCATACCCTGCGAACGCATCCCGACCGCGGATATAATCCGGACGGGAACGTCCGCCGATGCAATGGAGTTTTTGAGCGTGGTCCCTCGTAGTACCCGGGTGATCGGCGAGACACTCAACGCGGCGACCGCGTCGACGATGGCGACGAGCTGACAGCTCATGACACCCTCCTCGCGTAGGTCGCGATCACCTTATTGACCCGTGACGGAATCCCGGGTGGCATCTGCGGGACGCCGTCCGTGCTCATGACCGCTTGGGTGTATGCGCTCGCGTCTGGACTCTTGTAGAGGTGTTCAGCCAGCGAGAGTGTCGCTTCGTATATGTCTTGGGGTGCAGTCAGACTATACGCCCACTTGCCCGTAATCAAGACCTTACCGACTGGCGACGATCCCGAGTAGGTCCATTCCACGGTGTCGGATATCAACGTGACCGCATACGCGGGCCGTCGGTTCAGTGGTAACAGCTCGACATCCGAAAGACTGATCGCGGTGCCGTTGCCATTGGTGATGGATGTGAGCGCACACAGATCGTCGTCGAACTGGAGAGTCCGAAGGTCGGTCAGGTCGCCACGATTCCAGGTCATTACCGGGGTAAACTTGCGGGTCGTGTCGGTCGATGCCTCGAATACCCGGTTCGTTTTCGCCTCGATGTAGCGCTGCGCTTGTGCCGCGGCACTCCCCAGAAGCGCGTCGTCATCGGTTGAGGAGATTCTCATATACGCGCGTAGTTGCGCCGCGGTGACATACGCCATACTAAATCACCTTGACCGTCTTCTTCGGCTTGGTTTCTGCTGGGGTCTGCTCCTCGATCTCGACCGCCGACCCGCGAGCAATCAAGCTTCGACCGTCGACGTCGATCACCTCGACGAACTCGCCAGCACGCACATACACGACTCGAGTTGAGCCGATCGGCGTCACTGCAAAATCCCGTAGGGCTTGGATTTTCATAGTAGGCTCCGTGAATATGGGGCGCCTGCGGTCAATGACTGCAAGCGCCCCGGGTTACTTAGGATGCGGGGTTGACGCCCTTGACGAAGGCTTCACCGATCGTCAGGTATGCGGCCATCCAGCTGTTTACGAAGATAGCGGTCTCGTAGGTGTCTTCGTACTTGCTGGCGTTGCGGCTGATTTCCATCGAACCGTTCTCGACAAAGTTGACGAAGTTGAAGTTACCGAACAAGATCGAAGTGGCGCTTGCTGCCATGGCTGCGATAGAGCTGTTGGTGGCAACCTTCAAGCCCTTGAGGTTCTTGCCAGGATCGCCGTAGTCCTTGTCGAAGATACGGGGCTCGGAGGTCAACGCCTTGGCCTGTTGCAAGGTCAAGCGACGCATAATCCAACCGCACTCGCTGTCGACGTCGTAGCCGTCTGGGAGCTTGTAGTAGATGTTGTCGATGTCGTTTGCATCGAGGGTCGTGGTCGTTGCCAACGTCTCGGACGTGCCAGCGCGTGCAATGATGGCGGCAGTGACGATGTCGTTGATGATCAAGCCGTAGGTTCGACCAACCGAACTGGACAGCTGCGTTTCGAAGCTTGCGTCGCTCGAGTCGCGGAGGAACGAATTCGAGAAACGCATCGAGCGGTTATAGCGGGTCAACGCAACGTCAGGACGTGCATAGGTGTCTTCGCTGAAGTTCGCTGACTGGATTTCGGTGCGTGATGCGAACGAACCAAGGGTATCTTCGAATCGTGGCTGGTAGTTGTATCCGGTGATTTGCTGTTTGAAGATAGCGGGGAATTCGCCCAAAAGGCTGGATGCCACACGCTTTTCAAAGATGGTGGGCATGTTGTATTGATCGATCAAGTACGAACCGGTGACGCTACCTGCTACCAAGGTAGCCTTGACGCCGCCTTCATCGCCCTTGCCCAACCATGCCTTGACGGCTGATACGGGTTCGTTGCTGAATCCGCGTTCCGTGTGGACCTTCTGGCCAGGTGCGGTCTTGGTGCCTGCGTAGATCGTGCCGCCCTGTACTGGTTCGCCGGCCAGCTCGATGATTGCGGCTTTTACTGTTTCTTTGATGTCGCTCATGGTGTCCTCTGTGCTGATTGCTGCTGATGTATTGGTCAGACCGATACCCGCCGCAGTGCGCACGGTTCCTTTGGTCGTAATCCCGATTGTGCGTGGTTCCGCTGGCGTAACCGTTAGCGAAACTTCAAGGAGTGGCCAGCGTTTAATGACCGGATCATCGCGTTCCACAACGTGTGCTGCCGAGCCGGTACTAAGACCGACTACTTCTGCATCGACAAGCTGAGAAATCTCTTTGAAATACTGATGGTGGCGATCGAGTTCGATTTCGAAGTCGATTCCGTCGTCTGCAATGACATAGCTTTTTACCATGCCAATCTGAGATTTGATTCCCAGTTGTGCGTGCTCGTAGTATGCAGGCATACCAACCAAAGAACGCGATAATGCAAAGTCTGTATCAGCGGTGAATGTCTCGCCCGATAAATCCTTACCCCCAAAGAATACCCCGCGTCCCTTTACGACGTATGGCGAGATAAATTTGATTGCATGTGGTTTCGAGTTCATTGGCGCCCCATCAGTCGGCGTGCGAATCGCTTCGCGGCTTCTGTATTCATTATCGCATTGTCGTCAAGTGCTGCGGTTGCGTCCATCTCGTCCTTCCAAGCCTGGGGAAGACGTGCGACAAACTCTGGACCCTTCGCGACAGCCAGCGCGATCAAGCGGGCCTTGAATTCCTCGAACGTGATTTCGCCCTCATACCGTCCCCAGCTCGACACGGCCGCGTCGATGTCGCCAGGCGTCACGATCGGGAAGTTCCGCGTCTCGGGAATGACAAAGTCAGATGCTGGCATCTCTTCGCGTTCTGCTGGGGTCGTGTTGCGGTCTTCAAGAGCTTTTGGTGTTTTGCCGCTCATCAACATGTCTTCCATGCTCTCGTAGACAATGCTTGCTTTGTCTGGGTTTTCTTTTGCCCATTCGTTGACAATCGCCCGCGCCTGCTCTCGGGTCATTGCTTGCGTTTTCGCAGTCATCATCTCTTCGTCTGCGGGTTCCACGGGTGCGGGTTCCCCTTCGGCGATCGGTGCGGGTTCTTCCATGGTCAGCATAGACTCCGGAATAATCCAGAATTTACAGAGTGCATTCTCTTCGATTTCCCCGTCGATGATTTCGCATCGGTTCGCCAGGAAGAGGACGCAATTCTTGCACGCCATTCCCTGTTCTTTGAACGGGTTGTTTTCGGCGGTCACATAGTGCGCGCCATTCCCGCCGATACCGCGATCGAATAGCCCGTACTCCTCGACCGTCATCTCGATCGCGTCGTAGAGTGCGACCTGGCGATCGGTGAGAATGACTGACTCGTCGAGGGCCTTGACGCTCTTGGGTTTGATGCCGTCATACCCGACGGATCGCAATGCCTTCATCGTCTGCTTGACGTGGTGCGCTGCGGTTCGTAGTGATTCCATGTCGGACTCACTGTGACGGCGTGATGCCTTGGTGCTCATGGTGTTCTCCTCTAAAATACGACGCGCCCACGCGCGCCCCTCGTCCCCGCCCCAACCGTACCACGCTTGCCAGCCCTTCCCCTGTTCATCCCACGTCGACCCCTCCTTGTCCACCTCGTGGCGGTCAAAATATGCCACCATACGTCGGACCGTCTCGAGGCTGACCGGTTCGCGGTTCGCCAGTTGATTGGCGCGAGCTAGCCCGACCGGTGTCATCCCGCGCTGTGATTCGGGCTTGCTTTCCCGCACGTCGAGCGCGCGCTGTGCATTGTCGGCCACGGCTTGGGGTGCAATGAATGTATCAGCCACTACACATTCTCCATTGCTTTTTGCACGATGTAATCGATGATGCCAGACTGTTGTACCGTGTCCTGACTTTTGACCGCTGTCGGCCATCGGTCCTGGTGGATTGGTGCTTGCTTATCGCCGACGACGTATTCCGCATACGGTGCGGTATTCGCGAGGACGGCTTCGGACCCTAACAGGTCGACCCGATACGCGGCGTTCAGGTCGTGCGACGGTGATAGTCTCGACCCGGTACCGCGCACATACGGGACGGTGATTTCTCCCCGCTTGATCGCCGCTTGTACGAATCGACGCTGCTTTTCGGACTTGTACTTTTGCGCGCCAGCCTGGGGAGGTCGTGGGATGGCTTCTCGCATCACCTTCATGACCTCCGTTGCGTACCCAAGCGTCACGGCTTCAATCATGGTTTGCATGCGCGCCACGCTGATACGTCCGATGTACTCCACCTCAATTGATGCCATGATTACTCCCTGATAATTCCGATCGTGGTCGTACAACGACAGCGGGGATGAGCTGGCGGTCCTTCGGGATAGTCAATCAGCCACTCTTCCTCGGGCTCGAGGTGCAGTGGTCCGCAGATCGCGCACACTCTGTCGTCGTTGTCGGTGACCCAGGTTCGATTCGTCTTGAATCCTAACGACCCCAGGTGCGAGCGGTACGAGTTGACCGCTTGAGACGCGGCCCGGGTGGTTTCGGTGATGGCTATCGACATAGCCCGCGACTGATCGTACGACCCGCGCAGTGCATAGGCGATATCGTCCTTGGTCATCGACGGGGTGACGCGGTATTGTTCGACGACCCGCTGGAGAATCTTCTTTGAGTTTTCGTCGATTTCTTTTGACCGATCGGGGACGTAATTCGATAGCCAGTCCTGTACGTACTCGCCCGTCTTCGCGGGGTCTACTTGCGGTCCGAACTTGACCCCCAGATTATCGATACCGGTGGTCATCGTGCGCCCGAGTTCGACCTGGAGAGCGGGCTTGATGATTTCCGCGAGTGTTGGATCGACGACCTCACCCTTTGCCACCGCTGACGCCCACTGCTGGCCCTTGCGTTGCATGTCGGCGACGATGCGCTCGTACAATCGCCGCTCTTCGGGTGTCAAGTCGTCGACGGTTGCTTTTACCTCTTTGATGACGTCCTCGAGGTCGGCGACCGTCATACCCTTGACGCATCGAGACATTACCGACGCGACCTGGTCGGGTGTAATCAGCGCCGAATCAAAAGAGGTGCGGGGATCGCGCCCGGTCTTGATTCGACGCTCAATTTTTTTTGATAGGAGCGCCCACTCCCCTGCGCTCTTGCTTGCGGTTGCATCGGGGACGCTTACGATCGGCGTGGTGCCCGCTTCGTCGGTTGGTGGTGCATCCGGTACGACCACCTCTTCGGGTGCGGGAGCGGGTGCGGTCTCTTCTGGCCAGTACTCGTCGAGGTTGTCGATACCCAAGAGTTGCGCTGCGGATCGTGCGGGGATTCCTCCCTGGACATACGCCAGGAATGACGACGCGCGCGCCGCTTCGTCGGTCTGGAAGACATCAAGCGTCTCGGGCTTAAAGACGAGCTCGTATTTGATCGGACTCATGACCTGCGTATTGATGACGGACTCGTACATGGCCAGCCGTGGGGTAATCGTCTCGCGCCAAAAGGACTGACGATCACTGTCGGCGGTTGCGTAGTTCGCTGCTGACGCCTCAAGCATGGTCCGCGGTACCCCAAGCGTAGCGGCGATAGCCGTGATCGCCCGCTCGGATAGTTCCGGCATCTGTAGCGTATCGATTGGTGGTGTGAGTTGCGTTATCTTGACGTCACCACCGCGAAGAAAGAGGAACTTGAACGCGTTGACGATCCCGCCCGCTGCTTTCGCGTTGACACTCGCTTCGAATTGTTCCGCGGTCGCACGATCGGTGTACTCACTCGTGTTCATCACCGTGACGGGTTGCGCCCCGCCCTGGAAGAACGCCATAGCGAACGAATTGAGATAGTGCGACAGCTGCGCATCGGTGAGCGCGACCGATACCGGTGCGACTCCTGGCCCGACGTCGTCGACGAATGACGGTTCGCGAAAATAGACAAGATCGTCGATAGTCCACGGTCCGTACATTCTGCCGTTCACTGTTTGCCACCATTGCATCCCCCTGTAGGGCTGGTAGATATCAGCTTTCGACGGGTCGAACATCCAGGTCATTGTCGACGGGTTGAGACTGACAAAGCCGGTCAGGGTGCGACCCTTGACGACCTTGAGCCAGTACGCCGCACCATACACCAACAGACTGCGCTCCGTGTCCTTGATCAGCTGTGCAAAGTTCGCGGTCCACGGCCAGTCGACCGGTTCTCCGTTGCGCTGGAGAACGAATGGCACGCTCGAGAGCGCGTCCGCGCGTAGATTGACCGCACGATACACCATCGGTACCAAGCGATACGCGTCAGGTGCGCCCGCCAGTCGTCCGGTCTGGCGCATGTTGTCTAGCCATCCATTGGGGTATGTGATCATCGAAAGCTCCATTCAAAAGCCGGTTTCGCCACCATAGCAACCGCACCCGATGCGGCGTCCACATAGTCGTCGTGGGGTGCGCTGGGGAACGCGACCACCTCGTCGAGAAAATCACGAACCCATGCACCCGCCACGATCCGCACGCCGCCCTGTTCAGCTCGCGCCGCCCATGGCATAGCCCGCTGTCCCTTGTCGCCCTTCACATCGATACCGCGGAACGACACGTCCGCCAGCTCCGGAATACGGCGTAATTCCTGCGTAGCCGCAAGCCCGTGCTGTGCTTTCTCGATTCCGTGCACCGTGTCTTTTTCAGCTCGCATCGTCTCGATCATGATGCGGCGTACATCGGGCCACTCGGCTTTGATGCGGATACCGTCGGCGATATATACGACGCCATTGTGTAGACAGACCCGCACACTCGCGGTATAGTCTGCACTCTGGCGAATCGACGATGCCAGGTCCCAGTATCGGAACCACTGCACGCCCTGGGGTCGTTGATCTCCGACCGTTAGCCACTCACGACGGAACATGCCACCCGATGGATTAATGTCGAGCCCGAGTACCTCTTGCTCGTACATTTCGCGCGTGTAGTTTTTGCGTAGTGAGTCGGTGTAGTCGCGACTGAGAAAGTGATTGTCGAGCGTGGTTGCGTGAATGGTTTCAAAGTCTGGATCGTTCGCATTCTCGCGGAAGATATCGGACGACCACGGGAGCTTATGATTCGGTGACGTGGTCAGGATGATTTGACCTGGCGCCGCATTCAATCGACCGATCGCCACAGTGAACACCGTGTTCATTCCGTCGACCTTCTCTTGCATGTGTCCGGCTTCGTCGATCCATACCATCGAAGCCGACATACCGCGAACCAGGTTAAAGTTCTTTTCCGAAAAAAAGACGTACTCCCGATTCCCGATCAAGCTCACGCGATAGGGCGGGGATAGATTCGGATCGCGTGCAAGAATACTCATTCCGCTTCGCTGCTGGATTTCGTTCACAATCTCGAGCAATGTTTTGAGCGCTCCGTTGCGTGCGTTCTCGTATGATGGCGCGGCGATAATGACGGTCGAATTCGCTGGTGCTGTCAACACCTTCAGCGCACCGCCGTATGTCTTGCCCGATCGGATACCGCCCTTGTACAGAATGTACTTTGCTCTCGATGCACTAATCTTCGCTTGATGCGGTAATGCTGTTGAGTGCTTGATTGACAGTACCGAGGTCGATTTGGAAGTCTGTTGGGGCATTGGTCGTAGTGACATTGTAGCTTTCTCGGTAGCTGGGGTCTTCTCGCTTTAGTGCGAAGAACGTCGCGACGAGGTTCCCGTCATCGATGTGTCCGTCGAGTTTTGCCTCCAGCCACAGAATCCGCGCGTCTTTGGATTGCTCCTGGACCGATCGTAGCTCCGTGGCTAGGTGTGGCTGTCGCGCCATGAATCGATACCACGAGCCCTTGTCGATCTCGAGGACCTTGAGCGCACGAAAGACACTACCCGTCATCTTGACCGTCTCTCTGACCTCGTCGAATTGAATCATCGAGTATTCCGTCGGCGGATTGGGGGACGGGGTGCGCGATCGGGGTGCCTGTTTGCGCGTGCTCACCGGATTGACTCCGACGACACGAAGCGTAACAGCACATTCACGATCGCCAGCGCGTACGCGATTTGGGGTGCGACGTCTTGCACCTCGGGCCACGCGGCGATCGTCGCGAGAATCATTGCCACCAGGGTTAGCACGTTAATCCATACCGTCTTGCTGCGGTACCATCGTTTCATGTTACGCTCCGATCGTCTGACGAATCCACAACAAAAACAAAGCCCACACGACGGTGATGATCAGCGCGCCCGCGTAGACTTGTTTCTCGAGACTGGCGATCCGCTTCTCGAATTCTTTGAAGTTCGCGTCACCGTTCTCGAGTCGCTTGAGTATGACCTCGAGCTTCTCCTCGATGCGCGCCAGTTTAGTCTCGACTGTCTCTGCCATGCGGTCACCCCTGATATGCTTTGAACTCTGTTCGTATTGTGTCCATGTTGATCGCCGTGCCCGGGCACGTCTTATGCGCTGCGGGGTATTCCCGGTGTCCCTTGAGTGTCTCGCCCGATACCACGATCCCGCGCCACTTCATGAGCTCCAGGGTCGTCGCTCGTACCAGGGTGTGGAGGTCGTCTGGCCAGGGTCGCGTATCGTAGTCCCCGACCACCTCGATACCCCACATCGACGCGTTACCCTTGAAGTCGCTGCAATGAATGCCGGGGAGATTCAGCGGACACATCTGCCAGATACCGTCGTTCTCGACCTTCGGCGAACCGGTGACGATGAACAGATGCGGACCGCCTCGCCAGCCCATCGCCTCGTATCGGCTCGACATTGCATCCATCGTCCGCTTTCCGTTCCACTGACTGGGGAGTGGTCGCCAGGTATGGTGCAAGACCACGCCACGCGCCCACGGTGCCACGCTTGGCGAATGCTTGGCCAGGTGCGCCCGGAACTCGTCGACGGTCCGCCACTGCATCAACGCGTACGCGTACGTCACGATCGCACACCTTGCCAGCGCGAAATCTTATTCATGAACGCGGTTTTGTTCATGCGGTTAACGATGAAATACAATTCGTTGCCGATGACCGTTATGTTGCCGTGCGCGTCGTCGTAGCTTTGGAGGAGTTGCCACTCCGCAGACGCCGACCGACGGTACCACAGATGGATCGCGTACTTTTTGGAGATGATGCCATAGTTCGACATCGACGTCGCGAACCATTGGCCCGCCTTGTCGACCTGTACGAACGTTTGGGTCGCCGTGTAGGTTCCGCCGGGGAGATTGAGCTCCGCGGGGTTTGGGATAGGTGGTTGTACGTTCGTCATACGTTGTTCTCCTCTGTGTTTATTATCGCATTGTCGTCAAGCACGCCCACTCACCACGCGACGGACCCGATCGGCGATACGCTCCCAGTCTTCTTGGGTCAGTGGTCGAGGGCTGCGCACCTCGAACCAATCCATCCGCCGCCCCATGTTGTCGGCGTACTGTACGAATGTCGGATACTCGACGTCGTCCGCATCCTCGACGATCCGAACCAAGATTCCCATATCCGCGAGGTGTTCCACCCGTGCGGTCATGCTGCATACTCCCCGCGTGTCTTCACTGGAATATCAACGTCATACGATCGGGACACCAACGCGAGGCGCAGTTGCTCGTTTGCCTTGCGTCGCGCCTTGCGGAATTGCTGTTGATAGAGCGCGTGTTTACCACGTCGCCGTCTGCATTGTTTACAAAGGCAGTTCAGTACTTTCATTGTTCCTAGCTTTGTCTTGCATGATAACGTCAACGACATACTCCACGATCTCGTTGACCATGTCTTCGTTGAACGGGTACCATCCGTATCCATACCATGATTTTTTTGTACTTATTAGCTTCCCAGAAGGATTGTCTTTAGGCGACACTTCAATGCGCAAATAATCACTAGACCATACCGAGTCATCATGTGAAAGATCGATAAAAAATATTTTGTAGTCATCAAAGAATATCGCATCACCCCACGTTGACAGCCCGTCTTCGCTTTCCGATTTGTCGATAATTGATTGCAGTGCTTCACGGAATGCACTGCGTAGTTCTTCTTTGTTCATCGCGTCACCATTTTCGTGACGTCACGAAATTGACACATCATCTCGTCACCCTTGGCAACGTTCCCTTTATCAGATGTTGCTTTACCCAGTCAATGACTTTATCATGTTGAGCACTCGCCATCGCGTCTGATGTGTCATCAACAAAATCAATCGAATCACACGGCCCGGATTCGATGTCGGCGTCGTACGGGTCATCCCACACGTCGTCAATCTTGACCATACTTGCATAATACCCGTCATACCATCCGAACTTTATACACTCGCCGTCCTCGGTCAGCTTTATACGACCCTTTGTACTGACGTCAATCGACATGTCGCCATCTGTTACGGTCGTAAAAAAATGAAATTGCGTATCTTGTTGGCGTTTTTGCGGAATGATTCCAATCGTTTTATGGTTTGTCATCGCGTCACCCTGGGGAGCGTCACGCCCGTCTGCCCCTGGTACTTGCCGCGCTTGTCGGCGTACGTGATCGCGGGTCGCTCCCCGCGAAAGAACATGACCTGCGCGATACCCTCATTCGCGTAGACCTTGATGGCGCGCTGTGATGCATTGTGTAGTTCGATGGTTAATTCACCGCGCCAACCCGGCTCCAGCGGTGTACAATTCACGATCAGCCCGCACCGTGCGTACGTTGACTTGCCCACGACGATGCCGACGACGTCCTCGGGAATGGCGAACGTCTCGACAGATCGGCACAGGATGAACTCGCCCGGGTCAATCACGAATACGTCCGAATAATCAGTATCAGCCGTCATGTCTGTGTTTTTTGGATCGCACTCCCAACCTGGGGGAGGTCCAAACCACACCCACTCATCCGCTACCCGCATGTCATACCCGAACGACGTCACGCCGTACGAGATGACGCCAGGACGCGCGACCCCTTCGGCGAATGGTGCGATCATCCCCGCTTCAGCGAGGCGCGTTATCTCGCGGTCATTCAGTATCATTGGTCACCCCTTCCACGCATGAACATCAGCCTGTACGCATTGCGGACATTCTCTTCGGCACGTCGTTCGACCACGGGGTCGGGCGGTGTCCATCCAAAATAGACCCAATGGTTGTATTTCTGACTAATGGTTTGTAGTAATCGAAGAATCATCACTCCCCCACTTTCCCCGTAAAAACACCACTCCGATCACCGCATACACCGCCAGGTCGAGGAGCGTGTCCGCTATCGACTCGTCACCCGTGTCCGTGCTGGCCGATCGCGTGAGCGTCAGGAGCCGGTGTATCTTGTCCGACATTCGGACCGCGATACCGTACAATCCAGTCGACCCGATCGCGCCATTCCCGTACGCTGCATTCTTGCGGATGTAGAGCTCCCGCATCTGAATGAGCACGCGGGAGAATTCGAGCTGCTGGTCTGTGGCTTGCGTCGCGGTCTTGTGCGCGTCGACGATCGCGTGTGCTCGTGTCTGTTCGTTCATCGCCACACCGCTACCCCTTCGTGATTAATCGTCGTACTCGTCTTTGTATCGTTCACATGCTTGGTTCATTCTGTTCGTTGTGGTACGCCATTGCACAAGTCAATAATTTCATCGGCAAACTCCTCGACCATGTAGTACTTGTACGCCTCGCTCTGACAAAACTGCTTAATCTTACCCAGCACTCCGTACGGGTCGGGGACATGCAGATGTTTTTCAAGGTCGTTTAGCGCTTCCATGAGTTTTTGCTGACCTTCACGTACTTCGTAGACAAACTTGCCAACGTAGAGCATCTGGAGCGGAAGAGCCAAAAGGTTGGTGTTATTACTATGATGATGAGTGCATCCACTTTTGCAATCCAAAACTGAAACGCGGATATTTCCCATTGACTACGCAACCGTCGCTTGCACACTTGAAAGAGACGCTACACGCAATCGCAGACGCAGTGGAGGAACGATGATACTTCGATTACTGCAGACTCTTAATCAGAAATATAACCATTGGTTCTATTACGGATGGGCACCGCGCGACTCCGAGGTCGAAAGACGGGTAGAAGAAAAAATACGCATTTCTACTGAACTGATGTTTTTGCGTGCAAGGGGAGACAAGGACGAAGAGGTTGCAAAAATAATAGAAAGGATGTCCGGACGATGATACTAACTGACCGCGAGATAACACGACTGGCCCTCGAGGGGATGATCACGCCGTTCGCCGAAGGGGTCGCACGGCCCGGCGTCATCTCGTACGGGGTGACGTCGTTCGGGTACGACATGCGGGTAGCGGATGAGTGGGCAAGCGTCTCGCAAGTTGACCATGGCGTTATCGTCGACCCAAAAAACATCGTCGACGAGTGGGCGAGCTGGACGCATTCGAACAGATATATGTTGCCCGGCGAGTTCGTGCTGTGCCGTTCGGTCGAGACGTTCGCCATCCCCGAGGACGTCGTCGGAATCGTCGTTGGCAAGTCAACGTACGCACGGTGCGGGCTGATCGTGAATTGCACACCGATGGAGCCGGGCTGGACTGGCCAGCTGACCATCGAACTGCACAACGCATCACTGCACGCCATCAAGGTCTATGCGAATGAGGGTATCGCGCAGGTCATGAGTCCGATCAAA